TAAATGAAATCCGCTCTCTACAACCGATCTTCCATCATAGATAGAAAGATATCCGCCAGTGATATGAAGGTTCTTACCTAATTGAGCGTAGTTAAACGCTTTAGCGGAAGCAAAGTCACAAAAGATATTTATAATACCAGATTTAGATTCGTAGAAATTAGCCTCTAGCTGAGTGATTACGCTAGGAGCAAAGGAAGCGCTTGAACCAGACACAATCACGCTAGATAGAATCACACCTATTCTAGCTGTTCCTGGTAGGGCTTTGGCTAATACCGCACCATCTTTTCTAACTAGAAAGAAAGTAGATTGCAAAGTTGACTCATGAAGAGCCCACAAATAAACATCACCGTTATAAACAAAAGCCTTACTTCCACACTGAAGGCTTCTGATTAGAACTGAGGGTGCCGTAACAACCCCCGCAGTATCAACTTCTGCCACGTTTAAATAAGTATTGTATGGCTGACCAATATCAGGACGCACGCCGTAAAATATTGTTTGGGCTGTGGCGCTAGTGGCTACTGCGGTTTGGTTATCATAAATATAGCTTAGAGATGGGACGGTAGCGTCTATGGTAGTTGCAGCTAATACGGATGCCAAAGCAGCATCAAACACCGCGTATCTTAATCCACCAGCAGCAGTCACCCAATAAACAAACACATTAGTGCTAACGGAGATTGTTGGGTAAGTTGTGGCGGCCATCGCTTCGGCTATTGTTGCCGTAGCACTCACCGCACCAGCAGAAGAAATCTTTGCTATAGAAATTGTAGGAGTAGTGTTTTCGTAAACCAGCCAAATGAAACCATCAGCCACAACCACATCAAACTTAGTAGAAGCAGCAGCGGTGGAAGCCACTACAGTCTCAGCAGATAAAACACTAGGAGAAGTTATATCTACTCTCTTCCAAGCAATTTCGTTTGTTGCTTTTATATAGAAGAAATAAAAATAGGTTCCAATAGCCACTACCCTGCTTACATTATTCGTTGCAGCAAGAGGAACAAAGCCATTCCTAAGTAGAATTTGGTTGCCTGTAACAGTATCAACAATGCTAAGGCCAGAACGACCAGCATCCAAATCTGACCAAGTATAAGCCTCATAGTTTCCGTTTACCGCCTTATCAGAATTTAAGTTTCTGTCTGCATCTCTATAAACGGTTTTATAATCTAGCTTCACAGAGTAGCAGGGGTCTTTCTCTACCCACTCTTGGGCCTGGTTAGCGTAGGAATAAAGGCTATTATCGCCGATTTGGATTAGTTCATTCACGCCAGCATCGGGAGCAAAAACAGGAAGTGCGTTAGATGGCCCGATAGGAGCGCCGCCGCCTAGGGTAGCAGTGCCTAATTGAGTGTAGCCATTCCTTTTAGAAATAGTTCCACCTTCAGTAAAAACAGCGTTCTTTAATTCTGTAAGTTTCCCAGGAACGACTAGCTTTTCATTGGTCTTAGTATCTACACCCTGGCCAAAATTAATTGGGACTACCTGAAATTGTAGAGCCATCCTAAGCCACCCATAAACTTACCCTGCAATCTGCAGAGCAATGAAGATTTAGAAACAAACTATCATTAGAAGAAGATTCTTCCCAAACGGTAGCATTAGAAAACTGCCTGGCCAATATCCAAAGGCGAGGCTTTCTTTTTAGTTTATGCTCAATCTCATTATCTCCACCAGTGACGAGAGAGATGTTTTCCAAAAGCACTCCGTCAGAGATTGCAAGAGCCGCTAATTGATCAACAGAAGTTTTAACGTTGCCCTGAAACCTGTTAAGAAGCTCATCGGCAATTTGGACTGTCTGCATGGGCCTCATGTAGAGGAATCCCCGTAAGCCCAGAACTCGAAAGGAATTGTTTTAGTAACGTCAGAAACTCTTTCAGGAGAGCCGGCATCTCGAGCGGCGGCCATGGCCTCAATTCTATGCTTCATAGCATCTTTTTGGGCCATCAACTCTACAACGTCGCTCTCTTCTTTGATTCTCATCTTAATAGCAGCGTCGATAATGATGTATTCCTCAAAACCATTCACGCCATCTAGAACATCGGCATCAATAACTAATCTAGTAATTGCAGGAACGTACCAGAGTTTAATGTTTTGAGACGTATTAGGCATGGGAACCAATTTGATAGAGTCGCCTAGCATATGATAGCGAAGGTAAGAGAGCCCCACTACGTTCCATGTAGGTGTGAACATATAGGCGTTTCTCTCAGCAAAGTTAAAGGGCTTGAGAGTCACCGCATTACCTAAAGAATCTAGAACTAGATCCACTCCCCTTAGCTTATAGAAATTTGTGGGAAGCGTATAGGTATCCACGTTAGGCGTTACCGTCAAAGTTTGACTGGTAAGCTTATAGTCTTCATAAACCCCCACTAATAAATCATACAGCTCAGCAGCCGATAGATTTATCAGTGAGGTAAGTTCTGTATCAGAAATAAAGGTTGAATTTTCCATGTCAGCACGTTGCCGTGCTTGAGTTTTAAGCTGGCCAAGTGTGACAGTAAGCATTCTTTACCCCAAGATTCCTGGTTTCTCTTCTTCCTCTTCATACTCTTCATGAGGCATAGCATCACAGAGCTGAAAGAAATCCTTAAGCGCAAGAGCAAGCGTGGAAGCGTCTTTAGAATTAAACGCAGCCATCACTTCCTCAGCACCAGCAAGAAGCCCCTCGTCCACTTCTGAGCCTGGCTCTTTAGCCATTTTATCAAAAGCTTCCATATTGGCTTCTTTCATCTTCTCATCTTTAGGCTTGCCAAATTTTTCAACAATTATGGTAGCCATTTTCTTTTTATCTCCACCCATGATCATAAGAACCCCTTAAGCGTTTAGGCTAGAGTTAGAAAGAACTAGAACGAAGTTGATTCTGTTGTTGGCGTTAGCAGCAACGTCAGCCACAGCAGCATCGGAAATGTCCCATACTCTGATTTCAATTGTCTTAGCGGTTACTACATCAATAGAGCCAATTTGGCAGAATTGATCAGCACCAGCAGCCAATTGAAGATCGGCACTAGCAGCCAAGCAAGCAGTATAAGCATCTTGAAGAGTGATGGTGAAAAGACCAGCAGAGGTTCTAGCTACAGTGAAGCCTTTTCCTTTTACGGAAGCAGCAGACACAGCAGAAGCGCCATTAGGTGCAAAGCTCCCAGCAATAACTTTCACACCTTTACCTAGAGCCTGTAGAAAATCAAAATTACGATTAGCCATTATTATCTCCTTTAAACTATCCGCATTGCGCGGAGGGCGGATTGCATCTGTAAACTGCCCCCAGGTTACAGACGTTGGTGACTTACTATTTCTTTTGCCTTTTCAAGGAACTCCTTCACCTTAAGAGATCCTTTAATTTTATTACAGGTTCCGCAGCAAGGCACTACGTTTCCCTTTTCGTATCCTTTTGAATTGTCTACCCTGTCTATGCCATTCCTCATTCTCCCACCCGTGTGAGTTCTTGTTGAAGGCTTTCGTCCACAGTAAAAACAATCTTGGCTAACTAAACTTCCAAATTCTTTTACAGTCAGCCTAAAGGGAATTTCTCGGCCTCTTCTACGAGAGTTTGAGTGTGTTCTATATCTTCTAAACTCAACACCCAGCCAGTCTTTGCTTGCAACCGCTTCCAGTCTTAAGCATCCACACGATTGAGTTCCATCCCTATCTTTTCTGGTTAGGTTGGAGGCAACAACTTGAACTTCTTTTCCACAATCACACCTACAGAGCCACATAGTTCTATGAGTTCTGTTTGGAGTTCTTAGGTTGGGAGCCCTTGCTATTACCTCTAACCTTCCAAATCGTTTACCTAACAAGTCTTTTAGCTTTGCCATTGCACACTTCCTTTCTTATCCGGATATTATACCGGACAATCAGACTATGCGCAATGGCATGAGCTAAGTACTTAAGATAACTTGCCTACTCCGTTCCATCCTGGCGCAACGCATCCTAATTGTGCGTAATAACCAACTCGAACTTCCACAGCGTCAGCAGAGGAAACCCGTAGGAATTCCATACCGTCAGACTTGAGAAGCTTAGGAGCCATACCGAGAGAGTACAGAGCCCAAGTATCAGACTGAAGCATGAACATGCGGTCAGACTGAGCGTTAAGGTCAGGGAGAACAGTGATAGGGCCTTTGGGGCCGTGAACTTTGATACCTTCAAAGCCTACGATTCCTTCAGGATCTTTCACAGTTTGGTAGATAACTTTGGAGCCCAAAGCTTTCTCTAGGTTGGCGTAGTTCTGGAAATCCATCCAGCACTTATCAGGTAGACCGCCTTCTCGTCCGATTGCAGCAGCCAAGTCAACCAAGGCTTCTTCAATGGGCACACCAGAGTAGTCTTTAGATACACCAGCCAAGCGGGTAGAATCCAAGGTTCTGTCAACGCCGAAAAAAGGAGAAGAGGTTAGAACGCCAGGCATAGGCAACCAAGCATCTAGACCGCTAATCTTAGCGTTCAAGTCCCCTGCTACCATGATGTAGTCGCCTACAGCAGCAGCAGCGATACCGGCAGTCCAGTTACCAGAAGCAGTCAAGGTTCCCAAAGAACGGTTGATAGCAACGATTTGAACAGAGCCAGCTCGGTTAGCAGCGCCATCCGTAGCGGAGAGAGCGAGAGTCATTCCCACTTCGAAGTTAACGATGTCTTCAATGTTAGCAAGGGTGATTGTAGGAGAAGCTACAGTCGAACCAGCGCTAATTTGACCGATGGAGCCAGTTCCATTTCTATACTCAGCACCAGCAAGCGAGCGTACGCAAGCTTGAATAGCACCGTCGATCTCAGTAGTAGCAGCTCTCATGAAAGCATCGCTATCGCCTTGGGAAGCTTCCAAAACTTCGTTCTGGATGTTTGCCAAAGAGTAATCACTTACGCGAGTAAGAGTGAAAGCTTTGATTTGGGAGTTGGTTTTTTGAGCAAGAGCGTTCGAGAAAGTAGCAGAACGTCCTTGTGGGTTTCCGTAGATCAAAGGTAGGGGCATGTTCAAGCCGCCGAACTTCTCATCTTTGCGAACAGTCGCATGGAAAGGGTTATTTTTATAAACAAGATTTTTTACAGTGAAATCAACGTAGTGCTGCTTAAGTGCCGCAGCAAAAGTAGTCATATCTAGAGCCATTGGAACCTCTTTTAGTTAAAGTTTGATAATCGCGGTTTAATTGCTCAGCGGATTTATAAACTACTTAAAAGAAGCTGATTGCTTCAATGCTCTTAAGGAAAGGGAAATAGAACGCACGTATCCCTTTGAAATACTATGAGGCTGCGTGACCGTTAGGTCAATTCTTTTTTAAACCCACTTAAGAAGCTTAGCGGCTTCTCTCTTAGATTCATCGATACTCTTTACCGGATTAGTGGCGGGAGTAGGAACGCTCGAGGCCTGGGAGTTAGTAAGCGTTGGGCTCTGTCTTCCTTCAGGAGCAGGAGCGGGTGCTGGCTCTTTAGGTGCAAGCTTGGATTTGATCTTATTTAATTTCATGTATTTTTCATCTACTTCAGTTTCAAAATACTTCTCAACCATTTCCACAGCGTCTTTTACGGGTAGAACTCTTTTGTTCTTAAGGTAATGCTGCTCGATTACATCGTAGATCATTGTAGAAGCATCGGCCGCCACAAAGGTAAGCTCGTATGTATCTTTATTTTGGTTCAAGAAATCATCAATCTCAGTAATGAAGGATTGTTTTTGATTCTCGTAAGCCTTCTGAGCGTTGGTTTTATCGGCCTCTTCTCGCTCTCTCTTTTCTCTCTCTAATCTTTCTTCTAACTCTTGCACGCGCATTTCTGCAGGCTTTTTGCCATCATTGAGCGCTAATTGAGTGAGCTTATCAAAGGTGATTCCCTTTTTACTTAGCCACTCTAAAGGATTGTCGTTAAGAAGCTTTTGCTCTTCTTGATAAGCGCGGTACTCCTCACGCTGCTTCTTAGCCTCAGCCTCTTGGGCTCTTACGGCCTGTTCTCTTCTCGAGAGCGCAGCGAATTTCGAAGCAAACTTTGGATCATCTTTTGTTAATTCTTTTGCCTCTTCAACAGGAGGAGCGGGTGGAGCCGTCTCTACTGGTGCGGGTGTAACTACTGGCTCGGTTGCGGGTGTGATTTGATCCATGCTCTCTCCTTAGTATATTTTTGGTGCCTTAGTGCCCCATTTTTCAGGGACGCGCTTATCTAAAATCTGTAGACGTATCCAAACGCCATTATGGTCAGTCCAGGATATTTCTTTATTCTTAATCAATGTGGTTTTTTGAATATCCGATAGGTGAAGAAACTTATTAACCCACCTTCTAGGATTACCAGTAAACGGCTCTTGCCTCACCCACTCATCTCTGTCCTTAGGAAAAGTAAGCGTATAGGTAAGAAACCAAACGTTGCCCTGACTCATTATCACCCCGTAATTGGTAAAATATCAGACACAGGAGGAGCAGAAGGAACCGCCATTGGATCCGCTGCTGGCATCTGTGGTTGTGGCGGAGGAGTAGCAGCCACTAGCATTTTGTTTGCCTCTTCAATCCAGTTCCTTAGAAGGTCTAGCCTATCGTCAGGAACCGCATCGTTCTTCCCTCTTAGGTAAGCAGATTGCATCATAGAAATACCCAATGCAAGATTTTGGAAGGGCTCGGGAGACTGAAACTCTCCGCGCTCTACCATTGCTTCAATTTGGTTTTCAATATCTTCTAGTGCTGCGTTAGCTAAGCTCATGTATTGCTGAAGATCGGGGTAATCTAGGAGCTTCATGCCGTTAGCCTTATCAATGAAACCGGCTTGGATAAGCTCTTGCACGTCTGCCAATCTTCCCGCTGGGGTTTGAGATAGGAACGAGGTGGGGAATATCTGCATAATGTATTGATCATCTTCCAAATCAATATCGGCCCACTTGATTTGCTCCATGAACTTCTTGCCTTTAACGGTCACGGCATAGTCTTTATCTTTGGCGTAAAGCTCTTTAGTTAAATCAATGATCTGTTTAGCGCACGCAATATAGAACTCTTCATAGGATTGGCCCATCAAGATGAATCGCTCTGCTTCAATATCGTTAAACTCTCTTAGGGCTTTGCCGGAATCTAATCCACCTGGCTTTTTAGATTGAGCAGCGAGTTGTGACACACCGGCAATCTCGTAAGCTTTACGGTAGAGGCTTTCGATCTGCTCTAAGATTTGAACAGATACGGGGTTTGGTGCGAAGTAATCGGGCTTAACTCCGGTGTATTTCGTGATACGGCCCAGCTCGTTATTGATATGAGCTGACACAATCTTACTTCCATGCTCAATCAACCATGCGGGAGTAATGAGGTGGAATAGAGTTTGCGCTGTGCGAAGCAGTTTGTTGATTTCAATCTGAATGCCGGTTAACTGCTCAGCTAATCCTTGGCCCCAAAAGCCTAAGATTCTTTGGTTGAATCTAATCATGGGGAAAGGGAAATAATCTTTATCGTATTGCTCGCTGTAAAGCGTAGCGCCTTCAATACAGATTGCGTGCTTCCCATCCGTAGCAGTCTCGGAGCTTCTTAAATGCCATGCCTCTAACACCATGATGCAAGTAGAAAGAGAAGAGTGCTGTGCGGTCAATTGTGTAGGTCTAGGAGCCTCTAGAATAGCAGTCTTATAAGCGGGATACATTTCCACAAGAACTTCTCTAGGAATGAACTTAGTTTGATAAATGTTTCTCGGATCGCCATACATGGCCTCCTGATTGTCTACTTTGATTTCATCGATGAAAACTCTATCAGCGCAAATCTTTTTATTATCCCAATCAATGTAAAGCTTCACCGCTCCCGTGCCGAACACAGAGGAATCTTGGAAGCTTCTTAGGCCCTTCTTATAAAGATCAAGGGCATCGAATTGGCCCATCACATATTTATCCAGAAGCTTAGCCTTCTTCTGCATCGTCCAATCTCCCCCAGAGGTGAGGAAAGTTGGTTTAGGTTTATTCTTAGCAATCTTCTGAGTCACGGTATCACAGCAGGATTGAACCACGTTCAAAGTCACTCGATCATAGGGAGCATTTATCGTTTGGTTCTGTGCGTAAGTATGCGAACTAAGGCCGAGAACGTTAAGATTGCCATAAAGCCTAAGGTGTCTAAGGTTATTTTGCTGAACATAGTTCTGGCTCTGGTCTAGGTATCTAATAATGCCGAATAGTGTTTCATGAAGCTTTTCCGTGCTTTCTTTCCACCAGTAAGTTCTTAGGGATTCGTTTTGCATTTATGCTCCTGCTGACCAGTAGAGAAGTTCCTCTTCTGTTTTCTTTTGTTCTTCCTCAGATGGCTGAATTGGTCTTTCGACTCTAAGCTCTCCAGTAAACTCTTTTGGTTTAGTTTTGTATCTTGGCTGAAGTTCAATCTTTACTCCGCCCACCTCAAGAGATTTAACTCCGTGAGTTTTCATGAATTTTACTAGGCTTAAAATTTCTTTTCTGTCTATGCTCATGCAAATATTGTGAAGTGTTTACCTTAAATTGCAAGGCTAAACAGTTTCCCACCATTCCTTTTCTTTTTTATCGTTTAACTCTTCTTGTAGCTGTTCAATGATTTTTTTCTCTTCTCTCTTGGCCCATTCTTTAGTTCCTTCTTTTGGGTTTTCTTCTTGTGCTTCTGAGTTGAACGCCAAGCTTTCCTTAAAGGCATAAAGCACCGCGTCTATTATGTCTGAGTGAAATCCTTTTTTGATAACAGTCTTATCGGGAGTGCTTTTGTCATGGTCAATTTGAACCTGCATAGAATCAGAAACAAACCTGGAAGATGCTTTGGCTTTAAACCTACCAAGCCTTAATGATTCGTTTAGGAATGCAACGTTTTCCATCTTCCTTGCTTTATCCGCTGGGTGAACTGGAAGCTTTTTTCTTCTTCTGATTTCTTCTGCTATTTTTTTACCGAGCGCACCCTCATCCATTACTATTTTGCTAATTTCATAACGCTGCATTATTGATTCTATTTGGTTTGATAACTCTGTAATGTCTTGGCCTTTTGTTATTAGCTCCTCAACAAGATAAACGTCTTTGTTAAACTCACTCCACGCTATCACCGCTAAAGCGTCTGCATCCTTGTGCCCTATGTCGACACCCAAAATGTAGTTCCAGTTTCCAGAAGGGAGAAAATCATAGTTGTTTATCTGCTGGTTGTATCGAATCAACAGACTATCAAGATCAAGCTCCCACTTACCGTAATACTCTCTTAGAAGAGATGGGTGATTGTCGGGCCACTTCTTCTTTTCCTTTAGCTTCATAACGAAGCCTTTGGGGTTTGGCATGTGTGGATTGTCAAACAAAGACCATTTATGCACAGAAAAGCCGTGTAAGTTTTTTTCTGTTATCTCGTGAAAGTATCCTCTTGGGATTGGTCCAGGCGTTCCGCCGATTCCAACCCATCCATCTACATAGTCAGCGGTTGACGGCTTAATAATGTTATCAATTAAATCCTCTAGCTCTGCGCTATTGAACTCTTGCGCCTCATCTATTGCGTTGGCTGGTGACTTTGCTCCTCTTATCCTTCGCCTAAAGTTCTTCATGTCAGCGCCATAAAGCCTTAGCCTAGATCCGTTTGGTAGCGTCATGGTTAGGTTTGATTCTGTGAAAGAAGCTCCCCACCCTTCTCTTTCGTTTAGCTCCTCAAGGATTGGCCACATAATATCTTTTGCAGAATCTCTGGTGAGAGCGAAGTATCTGCACAAGCAACCTGGATATTTCTCCATTGTTTTCTTGAACCTTCTAGCAAAGCCAGAGGTTTTACCTGCACGTCTAGTGCATAGAGCGGCTATATCTAGAGATGAGTCATTAACAAAAGCGTCCTGTTGAGGAAATGGCCTTTGCTTTTTCTCTATTCTCTTAAGTGCTGCAAGAGCAAGCGCAAGTCTCTCACTCACCTATTTCCTCTTTAATTATTTTCCTTAGCTCATCTTCTGGTAGATCTTGAATCTTTTTAGCTTCTTCAATCAGCCTTTGGTTTACCTCTCCGCTGTGTTCTACGGCTTTTCTTTTTGGGTAAAGATATTGAGAAATTTCTTTAAGCTTATCGAATTTTTTATCCCTATTCGATTCTTCTATGGCAATCTTAACCATTGCTTCAAAAGGGTTGAGGTTGTGCTTTTCACAAATAGCAAACAAGTCTCTAGTGTCTTTGTTTAGTGTTCCCTTTTTTCTGCCCGCGCCCTCTGGTCTAGGCATTCCCTTTGGCCATCCCATAATTACCCCTAAACTTAAATAAACTTACTTTTTCTTTTTTTGAAACTCTGCTTCAGTCATAACAACCAAATAAAGTGGTTCGTTTCTGCTGTGGTAAACTTTATTTATTTGATCTGCCATGTTTTCAGAAAGCTCAAAAGTTAAAGAGAATGCTCCATCTATTGTGGTTCTGTGCGATTTATAGATGGCTTGCATTGCTATTGGCTCCATTACTTCGTTTTCTTCTCTTCTTCGCCATGCATGAACATGATGTTAGAGAAAGGAACATAAACGGTCTTTACTCCTTTTGCGGAGGCTTTTAAGAGGCCGTGTTCATAAGAAAGGTCTAGGCCTTTGTTTTTTGATAATTCACCGCCAAGGAAAGATTCTAAGTGTTTTCCTACTTGAACGGCTTGATAGAATTTAACGTAGCTTACTTTAATCATACTGTGCTTCTCCTTTAAAAAACTTATAGGGGTTATATTTTCCTTTTTCGAAAAGATTGATTGAGAGCTTTCCCTTTGTGAGGTGGGAGAAAAAGAAAGGCTCTTGGAAGATTTTAGATTCCTCTAGAAGGGCTCCGCCGATGCCTAATTCTCTAAAGGCGTGCTTTACATAAATGTAGTGAAGGGTTTTTGTGGTGCCTGGCTCTATACATATCCAGCCAAAGATTTGATTCTTATCGTCCTTGGCTACGGCAACGTAGATTATGGATGAGTCGATGGCTGACTTTACGCTTGCGTGGTGGCCAATGTTATAAATGAATTTTGGGATGTATTTGGAGAAGTCGCTTTTTCGATAACTCTCCATCCATGAGTTAGTGATGAAATTAGCGTCCTCTGTGATACCGCGTCTTATTTCGAAGGCGTTCATTTCTTGGCCTTCTTCTGGGGGGGTTTTGGTTTTGATAGATCGAAAAGGGGAACGCGTAGTGGGGTGTCTTGAGAGACAGCGTTAGCTTCCTTAGGTTTGCTCGATTTTAGGTCTTCCATGCTCGTGAGTATTAGCTTTTACGAACATTATTAAGAAGTCAACACAATTAAAAAGGGGGCTAGGCAGGAGACAGTGACAAAACCCGCGAAGCCCCCCAAACAGGATAAGGGGAAGAGAGTTTAGATCGGCCCCTTAAAGTGTTCAACGTGGCTATAGCATAGCAATTTTGAGGGGGTAGAATAAAGAAAAAAAGTTTTAAAGTTGAGCGTTTTGGAGTATATTACGCGCCACAACGTCGAACTAAAAAGTGAGGTAATACAGTGAAAGAACCCCAGACAATACAGTCAGGCTTAAAGGCCGCTAATCGCATTGGATTCCTAGAGGGATACAACCAAGCTCTATCGGATATGATGATAGCAATGCTTAAACCCAAACAAAACATAGGATTTATTGATGAGCTAAAGGAAAAGTTTTCTGCCCATTACGAAGAAATCATGGGCGAGAAAGTTCCTGGAAGTAAGCTGTGAGAATCTGCCAATTCTGCGGGCGGGATCACTCTATTATCGGAGTGGATGCGGCCGGCAAGGCGTGGTGCTTTTTCTGTGAGCAGGAGGCACCCGCTTTGCAAATCCATAAAGTATCAGAAGAAAACATAGATAAGGCCGTGCGTGATGTATTGGCCTATAAGGAGAAAAATGGAAACCAAAAATAGTGAACTAAGTGAATTGTATACTGCGCTTTCAAAAGCCCAGGCCGCTTTCCCCGTGGTGGAAAAGAATCGCACAGCAGGAAAGGGCTCTAGCTTTTCTTATAAGTATGCCGATATTACCGACATAATTGAGGCAATCAAACCACACCTAGCTGCTAATGGATTAAGTTTTACTCAAGCATTTGTGGCCAGTGGTGAGGGTTTGTTTTTGAAAACCACAATACATCACTCTTCTGGTGGAAGTTATTCCTCTCACTTGCCTATGCCTGATTCTTCTAAAATGAAGCCACAGGATTTTGGATCGTTTACAACCTACATGAGACGCTATGGGCTTGGCTCTCTTGTGGGTATTGCATCGGATGAGGATTTAGATGGGGCATTGCCTGAGAAAAAATCACCAGCGAGAGAGGTTACCGAGACGGATAAGCTGGCGAATAAATCCGGCTGGACGATTAATGAAAAGCAGATCAAAAGAATGTTCGCGATTGCCTCCTCTAAAGGGCTCTCGAATTTAGAGGTGAAGGCCTTGGCTGAGAAGCATGGGCACACTGGATCTTCGAAAGATATGTTAAGCAATTGCTATAACGCAGTATGTGCAGAATTAGAGGCGATGCCTAATAAAGCCTGACAGTTTGCTTCTAGTGTCAATCTACTAACTAAGTAATGAACCCACTTTAGTTAACAATTCGTAGGATGGCATTAGGGGCATTTTAATTTCTAAAGGGGGATACCATGAAGGAGAAGTCAATCTACGCTTTCCTGCTCAATTGTGGGGGCCAGGAGACGATTCTAGGGATGAGGGTTAAACAGGATTGGATTCCTTTAGTCTGTAGCAGCGAGTCACAAATGAGAGAGATGCGAAAGGTAGCGCAGGGTATCAAACTCCTAGAGGGCCAGTCAATCCGGTTAGTAAAATTTTCTAAGCGCCTGGATATTGAAAAGTTTTAGTAGAAAAAAAAGAACGGGATTTTATCCTTGCGGAAGCCTACCCGTGTCGGTATTCTTTGCTTGCGGTAAAGAATTAGTCAAAGAGTAGACCACTCACAAAACTAATTCAAGAGCAAATAAAAATAGGTAGCCTTGCGAACAGACTTGCGCACCAGATTAAATGCTTTCCCGCCCAGGATGATGCGCCTCAACTGGATAACCCAGGCCAATAGGGAGAGTGAAAACCCCCTTAAAGACAAGGTTTTGATTCTGATTCGGTAGAGGCCAGCGGTAGATGCTCCCTAAGAAGCTCCCTGGAAACCGATAACTCTCAATGCCTAGTGAAAAATTTTGGAAATGATCTAACAAGCATTAGGTAGGACGGTATCTAGGATTGATACTTTCTCGGAGCAGCTCTGTGCATCTGACTCTCCTAAGTAAGTTCCCTCGGGATAAGCCTATGAAATAGGCAGCTGGTAACAAAGTAGGTGGGCCAGTAACTTAATGCTTTTAGATTTATAACAAATGCAGAACAGCCAGAACTCTCCTTAGTAGTGGAAGAGGTAGGCTTTGTTTTGTCTTTTTTCTTTTTTTTAGTGAGGATTTAATAGTGGATAGACCAGCGCTTAGATACTTTGGGGGAAAGTTTATGCTAGCTGATTGGATAATTTCATTCATGCCAGAGCATAAGGTTTATGTGGAGCCTTTTGGTGGAGGTGCGTCTGTCTTACTTAAAAAGCCTTCTGTCTATGCAGAAATCTACAATGATAAAGATAGCGAGATAGTAAATGTTTTTAAGATGCTCAGAGATAGGCCGGCCGAATTAAAGAGGCTATTAGAACTAACCCCATGGGCCCGTGATGAATTTGATCTGTCTAAAGTTGAGTGTGAGGATGAGCTAGAGAAAGCCAGGAGGACAATAGCCCGCTCTTTTATGGGTTTTGCCGATGCTACTACGGGCCCTAAGCACGCTGGGTTTCGTGCCGTGATGAGCCAGGGAAAGCCGGCCGCTAAAGTCTTTGCCGATTATCCTAATTTTATAGACCAGTTTACTCAGAGATTGAGAGGCGTGGTTATTGAAAACCGCTGTGGGCTAAAGGTTATGCAAGAGCATGATTCAGAATCTACTTTGCATTATGTGGATCCGCCCTATGTGCATAGCTCTAGGAAGAGTAAAAACAACTACAGGCACGAGTTAGACGATAAAAGTCACGAGGAGCTGTGCGATTTTTTAACCTCTCTAAAGGGCTCTGTGTTGCTTTCTGGCTATGAGAACTCTATTTATGAGCGGCTGGGGTGGGCTAAATTTAATAAAGAAACTATCGGAGATGGCGGAGTAGATCGGATAGAAACGCTCTGGTTAAATAAAAGGGCTCAGGATGGCCAAAGACAAATGGGTTTATTTTGAAAGTTTATAAATCTAAATCAGGCAAAGAGTTTAGCTTAGTAGATTATCCCAGGCCCGCTGTGGGGAATGTGGTTTATTTTACTAAGAGGGAGTTTGAGTGGATGAAAGCTCAATCCCTCGCTACGGCTGAATTTGACTTCCTGTGGCTCTCTAAAAAAGAGGACTATAATTTTACGATTATCCCAGAAAGTGCTATAGAAAAGACACAGACGGTAGCACAACGGTATTGCGAAGCCATCAAAGCTATGCTGCTATCTGGTGAAACAGTGGAGATAGAAAAAAGTGAATCCCCCCCAAAAGTGGTGGAAGAGCGAGGATGGGAAAAGCGCGTTCAAGAGAAAGACTAAATCTTTACTCTTCGATGTAACTTTCCTCCTGGTCTGCTCATCCCTAATATTTATCGGAATGATCCTAACAGCGCAGCTCTCTTTGTGGGCAATGGAGGGAGTATTCTCTCTTCTCGGAATCTAAAGCTTTGTGTTGCGTGCGGTGAGGCTGGCACCGATTTGCACCATGTGAAAACCCGAGGATCCGGCGGGCCCGATGAGGATTGGAATCTAGTTAGGCTTTGCCGAAACTGCCACACCGAGTTACATCACCGTGGCCAAGTAAGACTTTTTAAGAATAACTTACGCTTCGAGTCAGCATTAAGAGAAAAGGGCTGGGAGCTAGATGAGAGAGGAAAACTGTGGAATGAGCGACTACGAAAGTGAAATAACCTTATCAGTGCCTATTAGCCCCGTAGCGAAGGGCAGACCTCTGTTCACTAGATCGGGGCGAGTTTATACTCCAAAGCGCACCACAGACTTTGAGGGCGTTATAAAGATGTATTGGAAGAAGTCGCGACAGAAGATGTTACCAGTGGCACCAACTTATCTAAAAATTGAGTTTTATATGCCCCGCCCAAAGAAAACTAAATTTGATTATCCTATAACGCGTCCCGATATAGATAATTTGCAAAAGGGAGTTCTTGACGCATTAAATCAACTTGCTTGGAAGGACGATAACCAAATTGTGAAAATAACCGTCACAAAACTTTATGCCAAAGTCCCAGGTGTTTTTATTTGGGCAGAAACTTTTATCTAAAGGAGAAAAACAGTGAACGTAGATTCTAGATCACCCTATAAAACAACCAGAACACTTAATAAATTAATCGGCGCTTTCGTTATCGCCCACGATGTAGAGAGAGCCCTCGTAGAAACCGGCCTTACAGAAGAGGAACTAGAAAAGATTGTGGGGAGATACCCGCCCTCTCACAAAAACGCTAATCGCCTCAAGGGAAGAATAACTAACTCTCATTTAGGCGTGCAGATACGAGGCGGCTATGGGGATAAGGTTATATGGACGAAACAGAAAGTAAAACAGGAGTGAGCGATGGAAATTAAACCAGGCAAATATGTCACTAGGGATAAACGGCAAGCCGTGGTGCTTGAGGTGTTTGAGGGCAAGGCGTTTGGGAGAAAACGAAGCAGCATTGAAGAAACTAATTTTTGGGAAGAATTTAGTTGGTACCTTGATGGCTCATACTATCCCGATAGCGCTGCCATATCACCAGCAGACCTCATCGCCCCGTGGGAGGAGCCAAAGCCAAGGCTTAAAGCATACCGATGCGAACTCCCAGGAGGATATGACCACGGAACAATTAAGCTGCTCCCCATATCGCACGGCCCCCCTCCTCCTGAGTGGCAGCCAGTTCCCGAGCTAGACGCTTTGTTTGAAAGGAGTGAGGGGTGAAAACAGTATCGCTTGCAGAGGCTTTGAGGAGCGGCAAAGATTTTGTTTTAAGGTTTCCAGATAGCAACATTGAAACGAAATACCACAAGTCGGACAAAAGCGACGGTTGGACTACCGAAGCAATCCTCCACGCCGAGTGCCAGATTATCGAGGAGCCTAGGGAGATTTGGGTTTGGGAATACGATGATGGGGCTATGTCTGGTTTTGCTTATAAAACAAAAGACGACTGCAAAACTTGCACACCTTCGCCATACAAGCTAGGCCGCCCCGTCAAGTTTCGGGAGGTTTGCGATGAGTGAGACTGAAGAGATACTATACAGAGAACTGTGCATACACCGTACAAATCCCCTTACTTGCTTAGAGTGCGAATCATCTAATTTTGTTGTTGCTATAACAGATGGCCCAATAGTGACCGAAAACATCACGATAGATAGACACTATCAATTTTTACAGCAGATCAAATCCCTCCGAGCGAGCATCAAGGATTTGCAGGAAAGTTTAGTAAAGGTTCAAGAAAGCGAAGATGGCTTTTACTGTGAAGAAACGATTATGCCAGAGGGTCACACAGAAATGGAAATTCTTGATGTAGATAAAATAGCAAGAGAAGCCCTCGACCGCCTCAAGGCTTCGGGCAACTACCAGGAGGCCAACTCGAAATGAAATATAACCTAGAAGTAATAAAAGCCACTTCATTACCTGGAGGTAATAAATGACCGACCTTAAACAAAAGCTAGAGGCAATCCGCAATAGGCTTGAGGAAACAAAGCCAAATATTATCGCTTCAAATGCGGCCTATCGCACAGACCTTCCCGCCCTTCTCTCTGCGCTAGAGATTGCTGTGGAAGCGTTGAATTTCTATGCAAATGGAAATGCAGGAACAATTGAAGATGTTCTAATTGGTCGTACTGCAAGCGGAGAGATAGCAAAACAAGCCCTCGCAGAATTTCACGCAGCTTTGGAGGAGAAAAATGAAAAGACCTAAGCCAAACAAGAACAGGCCATTCTTAATAGCCAGCGAAAAGAATGAATATGTGGTGCTAAGAATTTATTATCCAAATGGAAACTCCGAAACTCTGCTTTTGTTTGGAGAACCACACATAGGCTGGATTGGCTCAACGCTTAATTATGCTTACTTCAAGAAGATGGATAAGTTTCACGGCTGGAAAACTCACTTCCTGGGGAATCTATGAAGAAAGTATATAAGTACGGCACAGGCCAAGAGATACCAGACGGCGCAAAATATCTCTGCACCAAGGTAGAAAAGACTATAACCGTAAAGCCGCCCATAAGTAACTATGGCGAAGGAGGAGATGGAATCACAAGAGAAGTAAATACATTCGTTTGGCACTACTACGAGGTGACAGAATGAAGCCCCTCCTATTCCTCCTCCTGTGCCTAGCCCTTAGCTATGTGGGATTTAAGAGAAGCGTGGAAGTAAATGAGTGGTATGCTAAATGTGGCCCGAGTTTGGGTTTGGAGTGTATGTGAAAGACAAAGTAAAATCATGCGATGAAAGCTGTAGAGAGTGTGTGATCTGTAAGGGGGCGAAGCTGTGTTGCAATCACAATTATAATATTGGTTATCACGGGTGCGTTACCTGGAAAAGAAAACTCAAGGTTAAGAAAGATAAAAAATGAAACTTCTTTTGGCGGCGTATTATTTAATTACCTTACCAATTATTTTTCCGCTAACGCTATTCGCCTATTTCTGGCGCTGGTTTATCGGATTGTTTTTGGGAAAGGATTGGTTTCTAAAATGAAACTTCTCTGCTGGCTTGGGCGGCACAAATGGAATTACACGGGGATAGTTTACCATAGATTGTTAGTTAAGGGCTTAGAGTATTGTTCAGAAATAAAATTGCACTATCAATGCACTAAATGCGGGAGGATTAAGCATTTATGAGCAGGAAAGAGAAGCTGCCTACTGTGGAAGCTAGGAATAAGGAGAATATTTAATGAGTTACGCAGAAAAAACAAGTGTACCTATCGAGAGGTCGAAGGCCGAAATAGAAAAAATATTAGCCAAGTACGGAGCCACGGCTTTTGCCTATGCTTCTGACCAGGAGAAAGCAATGGTTAGATTTGTAATGAAGGAAAGGCAGGTAATGTTTTTACTTCCTTTGCCAGAGTTTGCTAAATTTCTCCGAGATGGAAGGGGTTCTAGGCGATCACCACAAAGCCAAAGAGAGGCATGGGAGCAGGGCTGTAGATCAAAGTGGAGAGCGCTTGCCCTCGCAATTAAAGCAAAGCTAGAGGCTGTAGAAAGTGGAATAACCTCCTTTGAGGATGAATTCCTTTCTCACATTATGCTGCCAAACGGCAGAACCGCTGGTGATTGGCTCAAGCCACAAATTGAATCTGCTTATCAAAATAATAAAATGCCCCCATTGCTGGGATATTCGCCATGAGCAGACTAACCAAAGACAATTTCAAAACAGAGCGAGCCATGGAAGGCTTTAACCGCCTAGTTCCTCAGTTGCAGGAGCTATGCGAGGCTATGTGGTTTTTCTGTGCTGAGAATGTTCAGCCATTCGTAATCACGGAAACTTTGACGAATGGAGAAATCGACAAGGCTCTAGGCCGTGTGTCTCAATCGCACGAGGAAGGAAGGGCCGTGGATTTAAGATGCAAGGATTGGCCTAATGACTTCATCGAAAAATTCAAAGCCCACTTCACAGAGAAATATAACCACCTCGGAGCTGTATCTAAAAGCGATGGCGTGAGAAGGTTGATTGTAGACCATGTTGCCCCAGCAAACGGTGCGAGGCATTTCCATGTGCAGGTTGGGAGGGATAGAGTGTGAGGGCTACAAAACATTTTCTAGTTGGCTTATTCATGATTTTATATTTTGTCGTAACCATTCCCCCTAGGTTGATTTATTTTACAATACTTTGTATCCGTACCGTGGGCGGAGAATATATGGATGATGGAGCAGCGGTTAGAGATGTATATTTTCTGGTTAGGAAGCTTTATAAATGAAACTAATCCCAGAGAGTTTAATGGAAGAAACCACAATAGAGATAGCGGCGAAGGTTTCAGCGATGGATGGATTTGTGGCTATGAGGGTTTTAGAGGATGGCTCTTGTGTGCTTATTCCACCTACCGATGTTTATGCCTTAAGTTTAAAGCAGCATAATAAAATTGAAGCAATGATGAAAAGAATAAAGGAGAAAAAATGAAACTTTTAACACTGATACTTTTACTTACTGGCTGTGTGACTGCGCCTATTGAGGCACCGAAGGAGCAAGGTTCCGAAAATAAAACGGAAGCACCTGTAGTGGAGGGATTGCTCAAAGACTTCTGGCCATCCGATTCACTTCGCCAAGCATCCGTGAAAGCAATCAAAGACCATGGCGGCGCTCTACTTAACTTCTCGCCAAAGGATAAGGCCGAGTGGTGCTGGAAAAATGGAGAGAGTGCTGTGAGTTTCTATAACCGTCTCTTTTCGGCTATCGCTAAATTCGAGAGTAACTATAAGTCAACTACAACTTATCTCGAAAAATTTGTAGATGGGAAAGGCAATAGAGTCGTAAGCACTGGAATTTTGCAGGTTTCCCAGGAGAGCTGCTCCGCCGTGTATTCGTTTAAATCCACAACCGAAACCTTAAAGGTGCCATACAATAACCTTGCTTGCGGAGCTAAGATTGCTGCTAAGTGGATTCCTCGACACGGCTACATTGCTAGAGACAGTAAATTAGGGCTATCTGTCTACTTTAGCACCATGAGAGGCACAGGTAAGAGAGAGCCAATTCGACAAATGATGTGCGCAAAATAAACCAAAAACAATAAGGAGATACTATGTTCGATACTCATAAGTTAAACGATAACGGGTTTACTGAAATGAAAAATTACAAGCAGACGATGGCAGATGCCGTGAAAGCGGTTACAGCATTGATGCCAGAGGGAAGAGATAAAGCAATTTTTATCACCAAGCTAGAAGAGGGGGTTTTCTTTGGTGCTAAAGCAATTGCTTCTAAGGCAGACAACCACACTGAAGTTACCACTTACTAAATAGTTTTCACGCGGCTTGGATTGGTTTCCAGTTTAGAGGTTTTCCAGTCCTTGCTGTGTGATTTTTGAATGAATCAAAATAAGTTTTTAGTAGCAAAAACATGACACTTTTGGATTTATAAAATTAATTCTCCCAGAGCCTTCACCTACTCTTTGGTTGCACTCTGGGAGCCGAACGGAATCACATACCTGTTAATTGTCGTCAATAAATTGGCGCACATCAAACCTGTTAGCGTTACTAGCTCCACTTTTGGGTGCTGATATATAATCTACCCATGAAAGACTGCGAAGAATTATCAGGTCTAACTAAAGCAGATTTGGCTAAACAAAAGCGCCGTAAGCGCAGAAAGTTGTTTCATCGCGTTAGAAGGTAGTTCAAGCTAAGAGTGATGAATGAGCCAAAGATACTCATCCTCGATGTGGAGCTTGCTCCCATAACAGCACACGTCTGGCGCATCTTCGACGAGAACATAGGATTAAACCAAATAGAGAGCGATTGGAGCATACTTTCCTGGGCCGCCAAGTGGTACGGCAAGGAAGAAATATTCTACGCCGATATGAGAAGACAGAGCGCCGACCTTCAAAATGATGCGGTTATCTTACAGCAGCTCTGGGACTTAATGGACGAGGCTGAGATTATCATCGGGCACAACGCCGCTCGGTTTGATGTAAAAAAGATTAATACCCGATTTCTCAAGGCTGGACTAAAGCCCACAAATAAACCTCTAGTGATGGATACTCTAAAGATGGCCAAGAGCCAATTTTCTTTTACTTCTAATAAACTAGAATATATCGCCAACTATTTAGGAGTTGGAGAGAAAAGCAAACACGGAAAGTTTGCTGGCTTTGAATTGTGGAAGGAGTGCATGAGGGGAAACCCCGAGGCATGGGATGAGATGGAGCACTATAACAAAAACGATGTAGTGATAACAGAAAAGGTCTACGACAGGCTGGCCCCCTTCTGTAAAACCTATAATAGAAACGCCTGGTTTATGGAGGGCGATCCCTTAGTATGCTCCTGCGGATCGGAAAACCTGCAATCCAATGGCACTCGTGGGAATAATTCTGGAATGTACTACCGCCTTCGATGCCACGGATGCGGGAAAACATATCGCTCTAAGCAATCAGTAACCAACAAAGCGCAAAGAAAAAGATTTATCTCTCAAGAATAAGGAAATACCATTCTATTTATGTTTGTTTGGTTAAAGCGCAGCACTATTTCTCAAGGGTTTGAAGGTGATATGATGCTTTCCTTTGATCCCCCAGAGGAGAATGAAATAGACGATTGGTTAATGCTAACCACTAGAGACAGGCATTATAAAGAAATAGCTAAAGAGCTTTCTAAAATGGCAAAGTCTTACGACAAAACTGGTGATTATAAATCTAAAAACATTTGCCTTGATCTAGCCGATGAGCTTTTGAAACACACAAATAAGCCCAAGCAAGTAAACTAATCGCAATGATCTCCGGCACGTTTTTCTGTCTCTAGCTTCCATTGCTCGTATTTTTTATAATCTTTATTGCTCAGACATTGAGCGTTCTGCATCCTGTAATCAGTGCTAGAAATCTTTTCCTTCTTATCGCTCACAGTGTTGACGCAATAGAAAGCACCCTTTTCAATTCTATAGGCACACCTCCCCACGTCTGGTTCATCGGGAACCCAATAGAATTTATTGCACCCGCTACTTGCGAGGGCGAAGGCGAGCAACAAGCTCTTGAGCCGCAAAGATTTCATCATCTGTCTTAGCCTCTTCTAATTGTTTAAGGGCCGCATCCAAAGCTAGCTCTTTTTCTAAGACTTCCTTCTTGCGCTGCTCCTCTTGCCACTGCTTGATGTATTTAAACAGCTCAAGCAGGGCTTTGAGGATTCCGTAGATATTACCTATCCAGGCCAGCATTTAGGCTTTCTTGAAAGCGTCTAGGATTTCAGGGAGAACTTGAGCAAGCTCGATAATCTCAGCAAACTTTAGATCCTTGATCTCAGCAGGAACTTGATCAATGCCTTGAACAGCAGCAACAAGCTTTGCTTTAAGAGCTTCATCACCGGCAATCTTACCAGCCAACGCAACAGCATCGTTAAAATCAATACCGTCTTTAGCCAACTCAGCAACAACTTTGCCCAAAGCAAAGCATCCAACAATAGCTTCTTTTAATTCTTTAACGCCTTTAACTTCTTCCATGATTATCTCCTTTTTTAAAAACCCTTAGCCTCACTGTAACCCTGGAGCGTCCCGCTTCCAGAGGTTCTAGTATAAACAACTCTTGCAAATAAATAACCTGCATTTGCATCCGTTACTTGAATTGCACCAGAGTTACCGCTTACCGCTACAGTCGAACCCACGTTAAACCAATTAGAACCAGATACGGATCCCTGTAGTTGAGCAGTCCCAACGGGAGCCGCACCAGTCCAAGCCAATTCAATACACACAATAGGAGTGTGCTGAACCGTAAAGCTCGTGCTCGTGATGCTAGCCGCGCTCATATCCCCGCTAGTGATAACCTGAAGCCCCTGAGGGCCCGCGCTAATCTTATTTCTTTTATTCTCGTTTAATAATCGCATGGTTTCTCCTTAAACGCTGATTGCATCTACTAAATCAGGGCACCCTTTACGCGTTCCTTCCCCATCAATCCCTGGAAGGTCACTGTTAGCGTATTCCATGATCTTAGTGTAAGCCATGGCAATTAGGTTGCCCACAATCTCTTGCTGAGTAATCACAAAGCTAAATTGGTGAGACACACCCAAAGGAGCTAAGCCAGGAGTAGAATCCTTATACAAGGAAACTTCCATTTCAAGAGTCATGGTTGCTCTAGTAAAGCGTAGACCGCTCACTCTCCAATAGTTTCCAGTAACCCCGCTTGCTAATACTTTCTCTTTTTGAAGTGCCATTAAAATCTCCCTTTCATCCACTTGGTAAAAACATGGCCTTCGCCATAATAAATCTTAAAAACATCACCCATTAATAAGGGGTATTTTTTCCTAACCTTATTTTGCCAGTAAGAAACCGCCTGGTCAATCAACCAGCTTTTATCGCTACACCTTTGATAGACTTTAATCTTAATCCAATCTAACTGAATACCGCTCTCACCGCTGAAGGTAAGTAAAGACGCTGCAAATGATAGTTTGTCCCAAAGATTTAATTTTTCGCTAGCCCCAAGCTTGGCTAACCCAACAAAACCAGGAAAACGGTTATACCAGTTTTCAAAATACCGCCCTATATCGCTATTGGATTTATAAACGCCTTCATTGTAAACCCAGCCGCTTTTCTTCCCCGCTAGATAAATATCTTGAGCTGGCTCTATGTAACCACTAAACACACTGGCCCCAATCAATCCCATTGGATCATCATGCTCTTGTGTATCAAACGCCTTATGCCTTCCTCTAGTAAGTATTCCAGGGGCTTTCTTGGCGTTGGCGTATAAATCTTTAGTAAACTTTGCGGCGTGTTCATCTGCTCCAAATAAGTCCACTTCAATAATTATGGCAATCGAGGAATATAGAACAGGATTGCCGTCAGGCTCTTGCTCTGCCTGATTAGAAAATAGCGGATAAACTCTTAAATATGGTTCGATTTCTTTTTGCCATTCTAAGTAGGCTTCCATCACTCTTCTTTGTCTTCTAGGCGGCTGATTCTTTTCTCGTGCCCATCGGTGCGCTCTAATAGAGTGGCAATCTTTACATTCAATTCAGAAACAGATTTTGACATTTCATGGATAGAGGCTTTTACATCAGAGAAGGAATAACCTACCCACAGAATAGTTAGCGAAGAAAGCCCGTAAAAGATGTTTTCTGCTACCTGATTCCACTCCATGAACCCCTCCGTGGGCTTTAGTTACTAACCTTAGTTATCACAAATCTATCGATTGTTTGATTAGCTAAAGTTCCACCTTGCGCGTGGTTTCTAATCACGTCACCGCTCTGTAGAAAACCAGACCAAGAACCAACAATAGATTCACCAGCAGATCCGGCATCTGATTGGATTAATGCGTCTGCTGCGGTAATGGTTTGAATATCTGTGGTTAATTGTGTGGAGTTCCTAGAAATGCCAATTCTTCCAGTAGAGGAATAAGGCAAAGAGTAATGGATACTATAGATTCCATCTTCATTGATTGTGAACGTAGTCCCAAGCGTAGCGCTGTCGGCGTATGTGATGGCCGTGCCGGTATTAACTAAGGCGTTTGTCCAACGGATAATCTTAGTATTGGTAGAGCCAAAGTTGTTGGGGCTGTTTACATAAACGTAGCTTCTTGGCCCACTTCCGCCGCCACTTGCTGCAATCGTGATTGTCCCAGGCCCGTTAGTAATCGTAATATTAGAGCCAGCCGTTAAGGTAGATTTCGCAAGAGTGTTTCCAGTTGAGTTACCAATTAATAGCTGCCCATCGGTGTAAGAAGTTTGTCCAGAACCACCGTTTGCAACGGGGAGAGTTCCAGAAACTTCTGATCCAAGTGCTACGGTGCCAGTGGAGAACACACCAGAAGTTGCTTTACATACCCCTGTTCCAGTAGCTCTCTTAACCAGTTTTCCAGTGGTAGAGTTAAAAAGGACAATCTCACTATCAATAGAAGAGGATGGCCCAAACATATCCCCGCTACCAATCCCAGGAATAGCGCTAGATGCCGCGAAAGTGTTTTGCGTTAGTAACAGTAAAATTAAAAAAATATTCATAAACTCCTCACAAAATTATGGTGCATCGCAAACACAGCTAACGTTAATTCCGGCATGATCCGCTGCGCTTCCACCGCTGTTAAAAGTATCTATGTTCACGTTTGTGGTTGTGCCCCCTGAATCATATCTAACAAAACCTAGGTTTGCAGTGGTAGCAACGCAAACTGGTTCAGTATTACAGAAACCACCTTTTATCGTAATATCGTAAGAGCCAGTTGCGGCCCTCCCAAAGCTGGTAACGGCGTTATTAAGCCCATCGCTAGAGTATTGCTGATCTATAGAGCAAGGGTTAGAGCTACAGACAGCAGAATCATCGGTTCTAACAGTGAAGCAGTTAGCCCCAGAGTAGCACGAACCGCCTCCGCCTCCGCTTGCACCATTAACAAAACCACGCTGAATCATCACATAGCCAGCGCTGGTAGATGTTGATAAAAGAACAGGCTTGCTTACAGTCCCTGTAGTTGTGGGAGCCGTGGCGGTCAAAGCGCCAGCAGTCTCAGAAAGATAGTGAGCTACGCCAGAAGTTAAACCAGAAAGGCCGGTGATATACCCGTGAGTGATAACAGTAAAATTATCCGCATCGGCAACATCGGAAACCACCCCATACACCTCAGCCGTAGAATCGGCAGAAGCATCGGCCTCTACGTAAGCAGTGCCGTTGTAGCGAATCACGTCCCCAACAGCCAATCCGTGAGCTACCTGATTGATTTGTCTAGCTACAGTTGAAACAGGGCTATTGTCTACGGTGATATTTCCAGAGCCATCAAAGTAGGCATACCCGTTGGCGTAGTTGCTCATTTGGACGTTGCCGTTAAGCACTACGTTGGAGCCAGAAATATTCACGTCCCCTTGCGTCCCCGCACCAACGGAGCCAGTAAAGATATTCACAGCGCCAGAGTTACCAGCACCAGAAACCACAGGGCCGGAAAATAGGCTCACAGCGCCAGAATCAGCTCCGGCAGTGGCAACACCAGAGAGAAAGTTAACAGAACCAGAGGTTCCAGAAGAAACAGCTTTAGAGAAAGCGTAAAGAGGCTTGTTTGCTATATCGTTAAAATACATGGCCGAATCGGCAGGGATTGAGTAAGTGGCAGATTCGCCGTAGCCAATTATAGCCGTAGGGTTTGCAGCGCTATCTTGGTTTCTTACACCCTCACCAGCCGCTATAGATGCAATCTCAGCAATATAATCACTTATGATTGTAGGAACATCTTCCCAAGATGGGGCCGCAACACCGTTAGAGCGCAAAAACTTATTCGCATCCGGCCCCGTAGAAGTCATGTCAGCCGTAGTAATTCTATTGGCTGTGTAACCAAGAGTCCCGATGAGCATTAAGGCAATAATTATTTTTTTCATTTTAATACCTATACACAGCGTAAATGTTTTGCGAAGAAGTGTCTTCCCCTGCAAAGGTTATTGTTGTCCCCGTTATGGAGTAGTCTATTCCTTGGCGCTGAATCACTCGGCCCAAGTATACAACCACCTCAGCGTTAGCCGAAGGCGTTTGCGTTAGGGTATAAGTCGTATCAGGAGCGCCGTAGGTGCCAGCTAATTGCTCTTGAATTGGAGTGGTGCTACCGCCGCCTCCGCCAGTAGAAACCCACGAAGCGCCATCGTAAGTCTGTAGCTCATTTAGGGTAGTATCGTAGAATTGCATACCTTGAACGGCTGTTAAGGCGTTCTTAGTAGCGGTTGTGCCCCTGCCGTTTAGGAATGCTTTGGAGTTTCCAATTTCAAGAGCAGTAGAAGAGTTTGCTACCTTCTGGGTAGAGGTTCCAATAGCTAGTTTGGAGAGGTGGTTTTCAGCAGCAGAAGTATTCTCAAAGATACCCCAGCAGTTAGTCCCAACTAGGCAAAACAAGTTGGGATCAACCTGGAAGCCATACATATTAGTAACGGCTAGAGAGCCGCCCTGAGGCAATATACCAGCAGCCCTAAACATAATACCATCGGTAAGAGTTCCTGCACCGCCTGGGTTTCCTGCTCCACCTAAAGCACCTGTCCATCTGGCCATTGTCTTGCCGGCATCAAATTGCAAGGCACCAACAAAGCCAACATCTACATAGCCCAATCCAGAAGCATCAATCGTCCAATCGTCTTGGAGCAATACCGTCTGAGCCAAGTTAGTTCCAAAACCAAAAGCCGCTACGGGTGCGCCGCTGGCCACTACGGCCTGTCCACCAATATAATGCTGTTGAAAGAAAGTAGAGGCAGTAGGAATGGTGTATGGATAGTTGGCGTTAATCGCACCATCGTTAATCTCAATGGCCTTCTTTTGAGCGCCAGCAGCTATGGCAGCAGCATCAAGAGTAATGCTTCCCATATTAATATTTAGAGCCGTAGCGCCGCTTAGCCCTACAGTAGATTGTGGGTTTACATTGATGGCTGTTAGAGAGTTAGTAAGAACAGAAGATCCGCTTACCTGTGGGCTTACATCTAAACCAGTCATGTTTGTGGCAGCAGCAGAACCCGAAAGCTGAGGGCTGAATTGACCGCCAGTGATATTATCTACCGCCGCGTTTCCTCTGATTTGAGGGGTCATTGACAAACCAGTTACGTTTTGAATTGTGGAGTTTCCCTCTAACTCGGGATTGGAGGAAATAATGCTAAGGCTATCAAGGCTAGCCGTCCCAAGAGTTCTTGTGTAAATGCTTATGTTGGACACGTTCCCAGCTATGGAAGCGTCAGAATACTGCATATTAAGATTCAAGCCAGTAGAAGAAGTGGCAACAGAGTTATCTTCTTGGTTCATTCCAATATTTACGCCTTGGAGGTAGCCAGCATCGGCGTTGTCTCTAATATTAAAGTAAGAGTTTAATCCAATCACGCCATTCACATCGGCATCATTGTTTATATCAATACCATTGCTAAAGCCCTGTACTGCGTTGGCTGTTGTAGCGGTATTATTCACAGAGACGTAGGAGTTTACGCCCGTAACCCCTTGGGAGTTTGTGGTTGTGCCAGAAATATTGGTGTTGTGGCTAACTCCGTTTAATTGGCCAATAGTAGCATCGGTAAAATTTGAATAAGAAGAAACGCCAGTAGAGGTGGGCACTATCCCGCCGGTGGTATTAAGGCCAGAAACTAATCCATAGTAGTCTGTAACTGTGGCACCAGAAGAAATGCTGTTTTCAGAAGTCACGCCCTTAAACTGTGAAGTCACGCTGTTATTGTTGAAACCAGCAGCATTTGAATTAGTAGAGGCGTAGTTGATTGTCCCAGAGCCGTTGTTATTAAACTGCGAGGAGCTAGCAACAAGGCTTCCAGAAGCATTGCTGAAACCAGCGTTTCCATTGTCCCAGGTTAATTGGCTATAGATTCCAGTATGGCTTGCGCCAGTAGTGGAAGCAGTTGGGTCAACAAAAACTCTGTAATCAAACTGATTAACACCAGTGGCATCGGCAGGAATAATCGAAGGAGTAGCAGAAATGCCCCTCCAAGTGTTTAGCACCGTGAAAACATCTTGGTTGTTTGCTCTAACCGTGAATGGCTGGTTGTCTGTGGTGCCCAATATCCCCGTTCCACCAGTGCCAGCGTTACCAAGCAAAGACCATCCAGTAGTGGAAGAAAGAACGTCTACCCATGCAGTGTCTAAAGCGCCGCTTTTTACATAAAGAGCGCCCAATGCACCGTTAGAATATTGGCAAAAAGACCCAACAGGCGCAGAGATACCAGCGCCAGCGCTAGGAACAGTAGCGCCGCAATCTCTTAGTTGTCTTCCAGAAGTGTGTTCGATTCCTGCAGGAGCTAAACTTTGCGCAAAATCACCATTCCAAACCAGAGGACTTTCAGCCATCGCCACATTAGCCGAAAAGAAAAAACTTAAGAGATTAAGGATTATTAAAAATTGCATCATTACCCCAAAAAGTTAATCACAAAGTTTCCGGTGCTAATTGTGCCAGCGTCTAGGTTCAAAACACACAAAATATCTGCAGCAGCGAATTGAACAGGGAACTCAATAGGCCCTCCGCCCGCTACGATATTAAACTTAGCCACAGCAGCACCAGCGTTTGCACCTATTCCAAATTGAAGAGGCTTTCCCGTTGTAGAGCTTACTTGAATTTTCTTAGTTCCTGCAGGAATAGTCCCCTGACCAGCTCCGCCTACTTCAGTAAAAGAAGTGGTTACGTTATTCACAGAGTTAGCGTGATAGATTTGATCTAGTACGTCTGTGGGAAAGAATGCAGCAAGAGCCGCATCAATAGCCGCTTGAATCTGTGACTGTGAAGCTCCTGAACTTGTGGGCCAAAAGAAATTTGCCATTATGCCCCCTTATTCGAAGCAAAAAGTGTTGCTGTTAGTGTTCCCGTTCCAGAAGTTCGAACGTATCGAAGTCTCATCTTTTGAAAGGGAGGATCTTGAATACTAATAAGATGGGATCCAGTGTTTCCCGTGATATCAATTGCAGAGCCAAAGTCTAAGGTCTGCCATTGAGAGAAATCCGTTGTATTTGGATAGAGAAAAGCCACGTCAACAAAGAACTCTCCTACTGGAGCCGTTCCCGTCCACTCTAATTCGATTCCTACTTTATCTACTTGATCGATTGTGGTGTATGGTGACGCTTGAGTGAGGTTGCCGCTAATATCACCAGCAGCAAACACCTTATAAGGTTGGATTATATTTCTTCTACCCATTTTTCACACTCCTTTGTGAGGCTCGGGATTGTTGCCCCTAGTTCTAAAAAGTATTTAGCCAATATAAAATTAAATCAATCTATTTATGTTCTAGTAACTACTTTCTGTGTCTCCGTTTTAGTATTTTGAGCGAAATTTAATTTATCGGCCCTAGAAGCACTTACCGCACCGCCTGGCTGTTGTGTCTCAGCGTTTAACGCTTGAGCGTGTGAAACCTGCATCTGTTGAATGAATTGAGGCTGTAAACTGTAATCAACAGGAGTGCCAAAGAGTATTCCGATTTGCACTTTCTTATTATAAGGGATATCGGATTTATTCTTAGACAATTCATCCACAAAGTTTGTTTGCAACTCTTTATAGATTTCTGGGTAAACGTTCTTTAAAGCATCAACTTGAGCACTTTCTACTTTCCCAGCTCTTAATTCTTTTAAGATATGAAGCGGATCATCCACAATTTGCGCACGCTTTAACCACTTACTCATTTCAAACTCTGAGGGAGCCCATTTCTTTTGAGCAAACATACCTATTTCTTGGGTTTGATTCTTTGGCATTGTCTCGTAAAGATACATCGCGCCATTAGCGGCCCTCTCCGCAGCAGCATTAGCCACCTGGGGAGCGTAATCAGCTATTGGCTCTAAGGCTTGCGCTACTTTATCTACTAGAATCTCAGGGTTCATTGCGGAGGCGGTAATATCTTTTGCCTTCTTCTCGAAAGACTTCTTTTTATCTTCTCTCTTCTCTTCTGTTTCCGGCTTCATTAATTTTGTGCCGATATAAACAGAGGATGGCCCTAAGGCAGATAGGAAGTATTTAACAGAGTTAGAAATAGCTTTAGAAGTGTTCTGAGCCGCCCCCTCTAGGTATTTAAGAGAGCCAACAAGAGCCCCATCCATTCCTTTTGCGCTGGTTGCCGTGATTAATTTATCTATGGCAACGTCTCTACCCCAGGCCCTTAAAGATGCCTGTGGGCTTTCAAACGCTTCACCCATTGACCTAACAAAAGCGGTGCCCGAAGGATTACCAAATACAGGATTCCGAGAGTAAGAAAGATTTTTTAAATACGTCTCAGCTAGTTTAAGCTTCTTTATTCCTTCTTTACCAAACACTAATTCTTTAACTTCAGGAACCAAGCCATCTATTTCTTTAAAAGCTTTATTTAGGGAGCCAGCTTTTTCAGCCGTTTGAAGTATTTGAGACTTCTTGAACTTTATTAATTCGTCAAACTGCTCTGGAAACTCTTCCTTCATGAAAGTAAGAAAGCGAGGATCTTTCTTATCGAACATTTTATTGAGAAGTTTTTGAGGTGCTATCTCTTCCAATAAGTCCTCAAAGCCAGCCTTGCCACTTATGCTTTTTCTTCCTAATTGCTTAGAAAAGGTATTTAGTTTTTTTCTAAAAACAGCATAAGCCTTATCTGCTGCAGGAATAGCATCTAAAACGGTTAATACTTCTTCTACAACAGCTTTATTTGCAGATTCTTTAGCTAACTTTTCACCCGCTCTAACTGTGGCGGATTTAGCCATATCCTCTAGCTTATCGGTAAATTCTCCAACAACCATTCTCATCTCTCTGCTTGATGCAGGAGGCAAAAAATCTCTTTTTATTGATTTAGCAAGTGCAATGGCATCATCGGCAGTTTTTACGTTTGGAAGGTTCTCTATTATCTGTTCGCCAATTTTTCTCCCAATAGAGCCAGAGAACTTAAAGGAATCCAATTTTCTAATATTTGGGATTAATGATCTTATTTGTGGTTGAGTTACTTCTACAAAAGGAAGGTTTTCTTTTACAATCTTATAAAGCTTTTGCGATGGTTCATAAGCTTTATCAAACTCACTTTTTAACCCTGCCTTTAAAACATCTGTAACTTGATTTTCTGTAGCTTCTAGTCTACCGCCCAAAAGATCAACTACTTGATTAGAAACCTTCTCTGCGGCCTCAGCCTTTAGGTTGTTTCTGGCAATAGCCGTAGGACTTATTGAGTTATCAAGGATTGTGCTGGCTTGCTTTACTGCACCAGACTTAGAAACTGATTCAGGGAAAACGGGAACACCAAACTTCTCAGCAGCCTCTTTTACTAAAGGAGCTTCTGTGCTTGATTTAGTTAAAGCATCTGCGAAAGCACCCTGTTGCGCTTTGTTTAGGTTGGGAGATAGTGCAGCGTCAGGAACCGCATCAACCTCTGACACAATTTGCCTGCCCGCCTTCATAAAGGGTGCGGCGGCAGCTCCAACAAGGGCACCAATGCCGCCGCCCATTAAAGCGCCCATACCGATTTGAGAAATTGCTTTTTCTGCTACAGCTTTGGGATCACCTAAAACAGATTCAGAAAGTAAGCCGCCCCCAGAGTAAAGCGCACCCTCTACAGCGGAGCCCGCAGCCATAGGAATAGCTCCAGCTACAATTTTTCCCGCTAAAGTTGTAGCAGCTTCCGCCCCCAATGCCTTAGCCGTGG